GTTGCTCCGGCAGCATAGCCTTGAACAATTTAATAGTTTTGAGAGTTTACCCTGCGCCTATGAACGAAGAACAAAAGAAACGCCATAATCAAGCAAATAAAAAATGGCGAGATTCCAACAGAGAAAAGCATCTTCAATATTTTCGGAAGTATAATAAAACACCGAAAAGAAAATTCGATAAATATAAATATCGATCAAGATGCAAAAATAGAGAATTTTCATTGACTTACGAACAATTTAAATTGTTGATTAATGGAACCTGCTATTACTGTGGTGAGTCTGAAAATATCGGGATAGACAGAAAAAATAACCGCATAGGTTATACTTTTGAAAATTCTGTTTCGTGTTGCTGGTCTTGCAATAAAATTAAGGGATCGGCAACGAGTAAAGAGTTTTTGTCTGTTTGCGATAGAGTTTCAAAGTTCCGGGCGCAGAGATAAGCCCTTAACGCTGACGCTGAATTTCCCGATGCGCGAGCGAGCGCGATGCGGGTGAAAGGTCGGGCAAGGCGAAAACGGCGAATAATAACAAAAAAAATGAAACAAATAAATTTTCAATCGGTTTTTGACACCCCGACCGTAAAAATGGGGTCGATGAACGAGCAAGTCCAAACTCCGGATGGCCGGATTTGGGAATATTTGTATGCGACCGAAGCGATCAGCGCGTACATGATTGCTACCCGGCCCGCAAACACAACCGTGACCACGGTTTCGTCTTCGAGTAATGGCCGGAGCCAGAAAGTGTATGTGACCGAAGCGTCCGCGGGTTGGACAGTGAATGCCTATTGTGACCATTGGATCGACATCAACACTGGGACCGGTGTGGGCCAGATCGCGAAAGTGAAAGGCAATACTGCCGACACCTTGGAACTTTACGAGCAGTACGCCCTGACGACCGGTTTGGCGGTGGCTGATTCCGGATTCGCGATCGTGCATCAACCCGATGCCGAAAAAGCGCCGGTAACAACCGAAATTACTCCGGTTCAGGGCGTGGCGCAGGTGGCGTTCGCTTCCGGCGATTACGGTTATTTCTTGAAGCGCGGCATCGGTGGCGTTATGTGTGGCGGCAGCGCGATCACGATCAATTATTCGATCACGACCGGTGATGATACCGAGGGTTATGGTATCACCGGCACGACCGCGAAAGGCCCGATGGACGAAAACTATGTCGGGCGGGTTTTGGTGGCGGCCAGCACGGGCGATGAAGCGTGCTTGGCGGACATCAATATTCTCTAAGTTGAATCTTCCGCAAAGCTCCTTGCTTGTGGCAGGGGGCTTGCCGGAGGGCGTCAACCTCTATTTATAACTGGCGACCCATTAACGGGAAGCTATCAAATAATATGCAGACACCAGAACAGATCGCGGAAGCGCAAGAGCGCCGGATAGTGCGTTTTACGAATATCGACAATGAATCGTTTACGCATTCGTTTCGGGGAGTTTCGATCACGGTTTTTGCCGGTGAAAGTTACCCTTGCCGGTTCCCGGAAGCGGATCATTTGGCAACCCATTTGGCCAGAAAAATACTGGCGCGGCAAAGAAAATCAATGAAAATCAGCGAGCGCGGCGGAATATTGCTTTGGACACAACCCGAAATCGAAAAAATGAAAGAGCAGATAATCACCGAGATTGCCAATGAGAGCAACAACAGAATGACCCCCGAGCAAGAGCGAGTGAAAGACCTTGAAACTTTAAAAACCAAATACGCGGGCACGGCAAAAACAATTGCGCCGGCGGCACCCGTGCAAGTTACTAAACAGGACGTTATCGCTTCTTTGAAGGAGCGCGGCGCAAAAGTTGACGTTACAAAAACCAAAGAAGAATTATTGCAACAATTAATGGCGCTGGAAGAAACTGGCGCGTAAAAAACTATGTTACCAACGAATGGAGCAATTTTTAATCTAGTTCATACCCACGCGACCGCGGCCACAATCGCGGCGGCCGCAACCGAGGGAAAATCTCATTATGTGACCGATATTATCGTTTCCAGCGATAAGGCGGGATCGGTTTGCACCCTGACCGACGGCACAACAACTATCGGATTTCAAGTTGGTGCGGGTAATTTTGGCTATCAATTTAAAACACCGTTTAAAGGCGCTGTGGGCGCGGCGGTGACAATCGCCATTGACGGAACAAGTGTATGCAAGGTTAATATGTGCGGCGTAACTGCCTAAATCTATGCTTATTTGGAACACAACCCCAATCACAAATAAACTGGAGCGCGCTTTCACCGGCCGATATAACGGCGTGGATATTATTTTGGAACCCGGAAAAACGCGGAATCTTCCAAGCGAGGTGAGTTTGCATTTGGCGCAACAGCTTTTTGAGGAAAGCAGGCGCAACAAAGAATATAATTTCACCGATCGCGACGATTTTTTGGGAAAAGAAATCCAAACCGCGGACAGGTTTAATCATTTGTCGTTTAAAGATCAGATCGCGCGGCACGAAGAAGAGTTTGAATTTTGGATTAAACGCAAAGAAAAGGAATCGTTAACGCGTATCGACGCGGTAAATGAAATTATTAAAAATGTTTAACCAATTTTACGAAGAGTTCAAAAAAGACATCGATAAATTGGGTCAGGACACGTTTGCAAAATTGCAAACGAAATTTGACGAAATGTGGAAATTGGCGATCGGCGAATTGGACAAAACCAAAATCCAAAAACAGGAGGAGGTCAAACAGCTCGAAACGCAGTTACTCGCCAAAAAACAGGAAATTGATGTTCTGACCGCGGAAATTTTGCGCTTTAAAGACGCGGAAAAGAAATTGCAGGACAATTGCGCGGAATTGAAAGTGAAAACCGACAAAATGGCGGATATTTACCTGGGAGAAAAAGGGAAAGTTGAGGAATTGGCCAAGCGCGAAGCGGATATTGCCGAAAAAGAAAAAGCGCAAAAGGAAATGAGTTTGGAATTAAGCGTGCGCGAATCCCAAGTTTCGGAAAAAGAACAATCGTTAAAACGCATTTTGATTAAATTAAACCAATAAAATGGCCAGTGAAACCGCCAAAAAAGATAATAATAATCGCAAAGCGTCGCTTGGAATTACTGCTATTGGTGAAGAAACAATGGGATTTCGGCTCGATGATATTACAAAACGCAGTAAAACGGACGCGATTGCCGAGATTCAAGGATATACCGCGGTCGGGAATGGAATAAAAGCCGTAACAACCGCGGGGACTAGGGTGCAATTATCGGCAACCAGCGTGCCTTGCAAACGGGTGAGGATTACCGCGCTGGAAAGCAATACTGGCGTGGTGGTTGTCGGCGGGTCAACCGTGGTTGCGGCGTTGGCAACAAGGGCGGGAGCGCCGCTTTTTCCGACTCAATTCGAATGGTTCAATGTTTCAAATCTTAATCTTCTTTATTTAGACAGCATGGTCAATCTTGAAGGCGTAAGTTTTTATTATGAAAACTAAAATGAATAATTTTTTTAAAAATATTATATTGGCAGTTTTGTTAATAATTTTTATTGCTTCGACTGCCAAAGCCGCGGGCGAATTGTGGTACCCCGTCAGCGGTTATCTTAAACCAGTTTCAAGCGGTTGGGGTTTGGAGATACCTTCACTTGCCGGTGTCGGCAATCGTTGCGCCTACATTGACGCGAATGGCAAGTTTGCGGCCTCCGCGGCTGATTGCAATACCAGCTCCGCCCACAACCTCTTATCCACGACCCACGGTGATACTTTGGCCGATACTGTGGCCAGAGGCGATGTGATGGTTGGTAATTCAACCCCGAAGTGGTCTAGACTAGCTTTTCCCGCTTCACCTACAGGCAAGGTATTACAAGCCACCGCAACTGATGTAGCGTGGAGTGACAGCGCATTGGGTACAGCGGCTTTTACGGCTTCGACTGCGTATTTGGCCGCTAATGGCAAGGCCGCGGATTCTGATTTGCTGGATAGTCACGATACTTCATATTTTCAAACCGCGTTGACTTTTGGAATCGCCGACACCAACAAAGTCCAAATCAACGCCGCGGATGTGGCGGATAATGATTACGCTAAATTCACCACAACAGGTTTAGAGGGGCGTTCTTACTCGGAGTTGCTTTCTGACATCGGTGGGGCGACGAATACTCTTTCCAATCTTGGCACTGTGGCGATTAATACAACACTTGCAAGCGATACCGACAACACCGATTCATTAGGAACCGCCGCAATCGGGTGGTCAGATTTATTTTTGGGGAACGGTTCGGTAATTACTTGGTCAACTGCGCCGTCAACTGCGGACATGACGCTAACTCATTCGGCTGACACCCTAACATTTGCGGGGGGTACAGTGGCTCTGGGAACTGGACCGACTGCTACCAGCCCGGTATTCACCACCGACATTACCACGCCCAAGATTATCACCGCTTCCGGGGCTTTGACTTTGCAACCCGCCAGCGGTTCGGGGGCGACGATTACCCTTGCGACTACCGGAGATTTTGTTGTGAATACTGATGATTTGGTGGTTGATACTTCTGCCGGAAGGGTGGGGATTGGAACAACCAGCCCGGCCCAGGCACTCGATGTGAACGGTTATATCCATATGGGCAAGCTGTTCTACATCGATGCGGCCAGCGGCAATCCCGAATTTGACTTCCAAGAAGGCGGAACGACCAGATCCAAGACATATTACGACGTTACGAACAATCGTTTGACTTTCCAAAACAACGAAAATGACAACGCGGACGCGTTGTACTTTGCCGATCACGCCACTTTTTCTGGGAACAATACGATCAATGGCGTACTCACCGTCAGTGGCGCGAATGACAGTTCTTTTGTCGGAAATGTCGGTATTGGCGTAACCGCTCCTTTCACGATTGTAGAGATTCAGAACGGACTGACGACCACCGGCGCGGTTCTCACTTTATCTTCCAAAGAAACTTCCACTGTCGCCAATGACATCCTTGGCCGGATTAACTTCAGATCCGCGCTTGACGCTTCAGGATCGGACGCCAATTTAACCGGTGCGTCAATCGCTGCCATTGCGGAGAATACATTTTCTTCATCTGTTAATGAAACTGGATTACAGTTTTCCACTGCAATATCTGGTGTGGCGACAGAAGTGATGAGAATTGACCATCACGGCAAGGTTGGTATCGGGACAACCGCGCCCGCGGCGATTCTCGAAGTCCAAAATAGTGCCGGAGTCGGTTCTTTACGGGTGACTGCGAATACGTCCAGTTATTCGACGGTTGATTTTTATACGGGCGCAACTTATGGAGCGCAATTCGCTTATTCTTCTTCAGATTCTTCGCTGCAGTTCTGGAACTATCAGAACGGTCCGGTATTATTCGCTTCCAACAATACTGAACGGATGAGGATTGCTGCGGCGGGAACCGTGACTATCGCTAATCTTGCGGGTTCTGGTTCGCGTACCGTTGTTGCGGACGCCAATGGGTTGCTTAGCGCACCTGCCAGCGATGAACGACTGAAAAAGAATATCACCCCAATTGGTTCCGATGTTGCGATGAAGATGTTGAGCGACCCGAAGATTCAGGCGGTAAACTTTCAATGGAAAGACGAAAAGAAAGGCGATTACACCGATTTAGGCTTTACCGCGCAGATGTTTGAACCCTATGGAGTGAAGGGGTTGACCTTCGAGGATAACGGAATCAAGGGTTTGAACTATGAAAAAATCACAACGCTTGAGTGGGAGCAAAACAAAGAGCAACAGAAACAAATTGAATCATTAACCGAACGCCTCAACAAACTTGAGGCTGTTTGCAATAAATAAAATGAACAAAAAAACTATCATCGTATCGCTCGTTATCGTTTTTCTGGCTTCAGGATGGGTCTACTACCTTGGATTGCAATTGCTCAATAAATTCTTGACCAACGCTTTCAACAACGGCATAGCCGCGGTTTTTGTTGAAGCCGTGAAAAGCGGATCGGTGACGCAAACTTTTAAAGACAAGGACGGAAAGGAAGTGGCGGTTACGCTGCAAGCGGTGCAACCGAAGGCAGAGGCGGGGAAGTCAGAAGTGGTCAAGGAGAATACGGAAACAATAAACAATTTAAAAAAATAATATGGATTTAAAAGAAAAAAAAGACAAATTGGTGGCGGAATATAACCAAAATTTAAAAGTTTTGGGACAGTTGGCGAAAAAAAATGAGCAGATCGCCGGTGCTTTGACTTTAATTGATGAGATTGAAAAAGAAAACGCTAAAAAACAAGAAGATGGCACAATTCCCAATCCAAATCCGGAGGCACAAGGGGTTTGCCCCGAAGTGGCACAAAAATAGTTATCCGGCATACGGCAACATCGAGCAGGCAGGCGATATGAAAAATATCAGCCTTTTTGATCCTTCTTGCATGGCGCCGGGGCCGAAATTGGTTGACCTGACCGCGGGAACGGAGGTAGGCGCGGTCACAACATTAATCCGGGGCATTTCCAAGGCCGCCGTGGCTTCAAATGTGGCTTATGCAACCGGAGGCGCGTTGTTGCATAAATTCAGTGCCACGGCGGTTATTAATGCCGGTATCTGGCCGCATTCGATCGCGGGGACGGGAGTTTCGGGCGAAGATGTTTGCCATTATAACAGTCAACTTCTTTATTCCTACAATACGTCAACCGCGGGCAATATTGGGATGTTCAATCTTGACGCAACTTTCGATGATGATTGGTGGACATCGGCGCTGGTAGGTGCGGCATTGAGCGCCACAAGTCATCAGATGATCAATGGCGGAGATGACAATGTCTATATCGCCAATGGACGATATGTTGCTTCTTTAGACGGCACAACGGACGTGGCGCAAGGTTTGGATTTATGGGCGGATTGCGTTGTGGAAAGCTTGACCTGGAATGATGACTTGGTCTATATCGGTGCAAACCGGCCGAATATTTCCGGCGCAAATAACAATCAATCGGGAATATATCGATGGGACGGGTTTAGCGATACTTGGGAGAACAATCCGGTGCCGGTTGAAGGAAGGATTGGCGCATTATTGACTGCGCTTGGGACGACATTCTGCTGGTATCAATGTTTTGATTTTGATGGTACGGCGATCAATTTTTTTGGCTATGTTTCCGGAAATAAAGTTGAACCGTTGCGATCGTTTGACGGAACCTTGCCTGCTTATTATCAGGTTTCAAAAATTGGCAGTTCGGTCGCTTTTGCGGCGGGTTCGGAAATTTACGCTTATGGTCCGATCGACAATGAAACGGACGTTGATTTTGCTTATCTGGCAACGCCGGTGCATACGTCTAGCGTGGGCGGGATTTCTTGCCCGTTCGGGAAGTTGATCGCGGCATCGCACAATTCGACCACCGGATACAGCCTGGCGGTAGCCAATGGTTACGCAACGGATTCAAACTACAAAACCAAACAGTTCATGAGTTCGGGTCCGGAAAGAACGTCAAGAGTGGATACTATTGTGGTTAATTTTGATGTTTTGGCAAGCGGCGCGCGCGTGGATTTGACCTTGCGCGACAATAAAGGGACGGCGCTTTGGACAGGCACAATTTCTTTTGCGGTTGATGGCGCGGTGACAAAAAAAGTTTTCCATCCCAAATGTAACGCGGAAAACTTCCGGTTGGAATTTGACCACACCAACGGAAGTACCAGCGCGCCGGTGAAAATTCGCGAAACATTCATTGATGATGTCAATTTAAGAAGTCTATAATTTTATGAAATCTTTTTATAATCTTTATTCTTCACTTAAAACCAAGTCCGCCGATGAGAGCACCGCGCAAGTGGCGGAATTCAAGCAAAATATCAACGATACGCAAGGGTTGGTTTTAAGTGCCGCGCCGTGGCCGTTTTTGGAATATAACGGCACAAAAACCACGATTGACGGCACAAATTATTATCAAATTCCGAATACTTTGCGGAAAATAAATACCGTGATCGTTACGACCGCGGGCGGCACGATTTACCGGCCAACACCGATCGAGGACGCGGGATTTTGGAATTATTTACTTTCTTTGAACAGCGGGGAATCGGATGTTTGCCAGTATTATTACCGGCTAGGAAATTTGCTTTATTTATATCCGACACCGGCAACGACCGGAAGCACGATCACGATCAAGGGGCGCAAGCGCGGCAAGGAATTGAGCCAGGACGATTACACGACCGGCACGATTGTAACTGCGACAATCACCGACGAATCGATTGTCGGAAGCGGATCTAGCTGGTTGACGCGCAAACCTTGTGATAATCAGTTTTTGCGGATCGATGGCGTTACCGGCGATTATCGCTGGTATGAGATCAGTTCAATCACAAGCGACACGGCTTTGGAATTGGTAAAGCCATATGAGGGAGCAAGTATCGCCGCGGGAACGGAAACCTATACCATCGGCGAGTTTTCGCTAATACCGGAACAATATCACGACCTGATGATCTACCGGCCGTTGGCGCTTTATTTTTCGCAAAATGAACAGGACGTGAATCGCGCGGACAGATATTTTATGCTCTATGATGGAGGTTTTGAGCGCGGCCTTTCGCCGGTCCGGGGCGGATTGTTGGGGCAAATGCTTAAAAATGAATTGCAAAAAAACGAAGGTATGTATTTAGATCCTTCGCCGGACACGACGCAAAATATCAATGATTTCAGGATCGATGATCACATCGGCGGCGAATCTTGGTAATTTATTTTTATGGATTATTCAAACGTCAAACAAACTGAATACAAAACATTCAAGCAGATTTTGGAAGAAGCCAAATTCGGCGGCGTTTTGAATAATTATTACATTTCCGGTTCCAAAATTGACGGCTCTACCGATATTGCCGGGACAGACGCTAAAACTATGTCCCAGACTGTCGCGGACGTGGCTGGAGTAATTATCGACCATCATTTTATTGATGACGCGCTAAACACTGCAACCAAACAGATTTTGGGCGAATTTACTTTTGGCGCGAGCGGTGGGCTGAAGATCATAACCGATGAGAGCAATGGTATTTGGTTATCGCCCACAGGCATATTGGTAAAAGTTGCGGGAGCGACCGTGGCTGCTTTTTACGGCGATGGGGAGATGGGCGTTGTTTCCGCCAGTATGATCGTCGCGGGAGAGATCGTGAGCCAACAAATCATATTGGCATATACAAATAATGCAGGCGATTGTTATATCGCTTCAACTGGATTCAATGCCGCTACTTGGGACGGTAACGGCGTAGTGGCGATGGGAATTGATGATTCAGATAATAATTATGCGAAATTGTTTGCTGGAAATATATCGGCTGGGAAATATATTAAATGGAACGGTACGGAGTTGGTGCAAGCCGGGAAAACAGTGGTCGCGGGGGCGGTAACGGCAGGAGAAAATTTGACTAAAAGAGGGAGCGTTTGGCCCGCGGTGATAATTTCCAACGGTGATAGAACGGAACGGATAAGATTGTTGGGAACTGGAACTCAGTACGAAGCTATAGTGGGTGCAACTGGAGTTGGCGGTTGGGCGAAATATGCGACAAAATTCAATCCATCCGGTTTAAAATTAGACTCTACCAAAATTAGACTTAAAAAAGTTGGCACGCCCGTAGATAATTTACGGATTGGAATTCAATCCGGGTCGGCGTCGGCCCCAGACGGAACTTGGGCCAATGGAACGGCTTTTGCCGATAAAGCAGGTGGAGATCTGACTACGGATTACGTTGAATATGATTTAGCTTTGGGAGCTTCGGCTTTGCAGTATGCGGAAGGAACATATTATTGGGTGGTTGCAGAACGAAGTGGCGGCAATGATAATTCAAATTATTATTTAATTGATTGCCATGAAGTTTCTGTGGTCAATTACGGACAAACTATTTATTATCACAATGGTTCATCTTGGGTGTCCGCGCTTCCTAATTATTCTTTTGACGCAAAATTATTTTTAACTCCAACGGCGGGGAAAATATATTATTCCTGCTCGTTAGATACAGCAGGAACCGTAGGATTTGTCGGATTCGCTAATGAAGAAGTTGACGCAGATGAGTCGGTTCCGATTTGCATTCAGCAACAAGACGGATTTTCTTCGTTGGAACCGGGTGAACCGTACGGCTTAAAAAATATTGCCGGGCAAATATCCGTAGCCGGGGAAGGAGACTCAAAAATAGGTCGGGCGATAAATTCTACTACTCTTTTAATTACTCCACACATTTAATTTTAAAAAAAATGGCACAAATCATAAATTATAATACTAATACAGGCCAGAAATTAAAACCCGGAGAATCATTTGTCGATAAGGCAAGTGGCAAGACCATGACGCAAGGGACTGTTTTTGGCACGAATAACAGCGTTATCAATACCGTTAAAAGCAGTTTGCCGGTAAATACACCTGTGACAGGACAAATTAAATACGCGGGATTACCTCAATCCCAACTTGACGCAATTAGCAAATCAATAGGCAATATCAGCAAACAAATTCCCGGAATATCCGCGGGAATTGCTAGTTTGCCAAAAACCAACCCTCTAACATCGGAGCCGTTTAAAACAAGCGATCTGTTCGGCAGTATAGATACGACCGGATCGGCAGGCGCGGAAGCCGATATAATTTCCCGGCTTTCCAAAGCTTTGAGTGGTGCGAACAGTTACAAACCGACAACTTTTGACTATGCTGCAGAAAAAGCGAAACTCGAAAACGAGCGCGGCGTTTCCACGCTAAAGACGCAGGTGGCGGATTTTGACACGGAATTAACCAAGACCAAAGATTTACTGGCTAACCTTAAAAGCCGGATTCAAGGCGATATTGATATTGAAAGTAACCGACTGGCGCCCAAGGGCATCCAGATCGGCCGCCAAGCAGTCATAGAACGCCAAGGATCGCGCGAGGTGGGCGATACGACCAATGCCTACAATGCGATCGTTGATACCCGCAATCTTGCCGAAAAGCGCCTTGCTAGCGAGCAGGAGGGTATTTTGGCGGATTTAAACGCCCGGGCGGCATCGAACACCGCGGCTAATGAAGCGGCGAGATCCGCAGCTTATGATCCTTTGACGCTGTTGAAAACAGAATTGGAGGCGCGCGGATCGGTTAACGATTTGCTGGGGTTAAATACGACCAAAACACCTACAGCATCAATCCAAGAATATGAGTATGCAAAAAAGAATGGTTATACCGGAACTTATAACGATTACCAAACGCTTGATGCTAACCGAAAAGTGGCTATCGCTAAAGCCGGAGTTGGCAGTAGCGGGCTTTCAAGTGGCGAGGCTTCATTATTTAATAGTTTGGTGACAAAATATAACGCTTCGCCGTTAATTGCCGCCAGCGATCGAACGGTCGTCCTTAAAAATTCCGTTGACGCGATCAACAAAGATCCGGGGAATGGAGCTAAACAATTAAATCTCGTTTATTCGTATGTACAAGCTCTTGATACTTATCAATCAGCGGTGCGCGAAGGTGAATTGTCTTTGGTTAATTCGATTGATTCTAAAGTTGGCAAACTGCAAAATTATGTCCAGCAAATCCAAAATGGTCAGATCGTCCGACCGGAAGTTGCAAAACAAATTGCATCCGCGGCGTCAGAATTAATTGCAACTATCAGCCAGGCGGCAACCGCGAAAGCAAAATCATACGAATCTCAAGCAAAAACTTTGGGACTTGGTGGAGCATGGAGCCAATATCAGTCTGGTTTTACGCCATCTTATAGTTCGGGAACGACCACAACAAACAACCCTTCTGCCGATCTTGAAGATGATATTGTCTCAAACGCAAGCGCGTTTAAAACCCGTGAATTGTTGATTGCCAGTTTGGTTAATGAATATCCCGAATTTACGCAAAGTCAGATTGCGTCAAAAGTTTACACTTTGATTCCTGATAAAAAATAAAACTATGGGACGGCTTACCGACAAACTTAATGCAATCAATCAGCAACAGGGGCAACCAACAGGCAACGGGCGGCTTTCGCGCAAACTGGCGGCGGAAGCGCAACAAAAACAAAAAAAGTTTGATTTGCTTTCGGATATGAACTCGAAAGATAAAGCAGAAAGCGACAAGGCGAGCAAATTTCTTAACAATCCGATAGCTCAATTCGGCGGCGCTTTGGCGGATATTATTGTTCGTCCCGCGGCGCAAGTTATTCCGACTATTGGCGAATTGGGTAGCATGGCAAGAAAAGGAAGTTTTCTTGTTCCGAGTCTTGTTCCGGACAAAACGACAATTCCTGGTCCGGCATATCAAGAACCAATGCAGGGATATTTTTCAAAAGCTCAAGAAGCCGCTTTAAAGGCGGAAAAAGAGGGCGGGAACATTCCGTTGGCGGTGGGCGGGGAAATGCTTGATCCTTTAGGATTATTGCCGGTGGCGGCAACGGAAAAATTAATGAAACCGGTTTCCAAATTGGTGGAAAAGACATGGATTCCGAAGATGATAAACAACAGAATAACTAAAAAAGCGGAAACAAAAACAGAAAGTTTAGCCGGTTCGATTGCCCAAGGGAAAGCTGATGATATTCAAAAATCAAAAAGCGCTCTTTCTTTTATTGATACCAAAGGAGTAAAAACTTACGATGATTTGTCAAAAAAAACTACTCAAGAAATAGAAAATTTATCAAACAAATTAGATCAAACATTGGCGGCAGACCCAACCCCGCATAGATTACAAGATTTGAATTTTTCTGAATCTGTTGGTGGAAAAGGTATCAAACACAATTATATCGAGGACGCTTTCAACCATTTGGACGAACTTTACACCAAAATAAACGATCCAATCAGCAAGGCGGAAATTTATCAATTAAGGAATAAAGCAATGAACGAAGGGTTGACCGTTGAAGAATTGAACAAATTGGCGAAAGTTTATGGTAATGAGTTTAAAGGAAAAGCGTTCACGAAAATGGGGGAACCAGCGACAAGCATTTCAGGCCAGGCAGTTGAAAATACAAGAACAGGAATTAAAAATACGGCCAAATCTTTATTTAAAAATCCCATTTTCGATGAAGCGGACAAGCAACTGTCGGATATGATTCGCTTGCGTGATTTGTCAGATGACATGGTTGAAAAGGTCAATGATTTAAAACAGCGAGTGGCTAAACGAGGGTTTGGAGAAGCTGCGGGAAGAAAACTTGGTCAATTAGCCGATTTGTTGACGTTTCATACCGTTGGCGGGGCGTTAAGATCGCTTATTATTCCCAGGGGGGGAGGCCTAAAAATGGAAAATGCGATTGATTTGGAAAAATCGTTGCAAAAAAAACTTGTCGAATATAAAAAACTTGACGCTGTTTTAAATTCGAGCATGTCGGAAGAAAAAATAATCTCAAAAATGGATGAGATAATCAATTCTCTCAACAAAGAAAGATCGAACAGACTATTGTTAGAAGCACCTGAAGGAATACCGATGAAAGGGCCTGCTGATACATCGGGTATTATTCGAAAGGCGGCACCTGGGCAGAAAATGTTGCAACAAGAATATTTATTACCGGCTCCGAAGGGGACGCCGATGCCCGGATGGAAAGGAGGAACAGCGGGAAAAATAAAAACCCCCGGAAAGGGGCAACAATACGGAGAACCTTGGCCTCCTAAATAAATTTGAAAACAAAAATTATTCCTATTAAAAGTAATGGCCATAACATTCCTAAAAATCCACCTGCCATAATTGCGGGAATCCAACCTAAAGCAATACCAATTAATCCATGTTCAACAATCGAATAAAGATAAATTCCGATAAAAATTATAACACCAAATATCGCTGCAATTGTCGTATAACAATCTTTTATACCCATAAAAATATGTAAAAATCACACAATTATTTACCTTGTGTCGCCGCCAATTTTGCTTGAAGTTGATTTATCATCGCGATCAGTTCTTTGATTTTATTTAACATTTGCTCGTTACTCATTGTCCAATATTGGTTGGAAAGCGCGGGCGTAGTCTTTGGCTTAATGATTCCATCCGTGGAAACAACCGGTTTGTTGACGGTTACGATGATTGTTTGTCCGGTCTTATTGTTAACAGTTTGGACGGAAGTTGTCTTGGTGGGGTTGGCAAAATCAGCCTCCGGGGCCTTCTTGGGAGTATTGAATGACTGATTTTCCAGCAAAACGTCATTCTCATAATGGGCAAACGCCGCGATCGGGGAATTACCGGGATTGCGATAGATCATTCTGACCGGGCAGGTTGTCGATTTTCCCTTGTAATACAATTCTTTGGTGAATGAATTTGTATAGTTACCATTGAGAGTATTTAACAAAGAAACACCCTTATGAGTAAATAAAAGCGCCCCATTGTCATCCAAACAAGCATTCGATTTCCAGTCAATATGGCACCAAGTTTCCGAATTGTCCGCATAATACATAACGTTTCCGTCATTGCAACAACGCGAAAGATAGTTCACATATTCGCATTTTTCGCCGCCCCAAGTTTCGGTAAAAGCCAACACAGGGGAACTCACAAACAACAAACCAATAATCAATAATATTTTTTTCATATTCCAAATTTACAGGGATTCGAGGCGGCTATCAAAGCCAGGGCAATCCCAAAGACCAAAATTAAAGTTTCATCTGACATAAAAAACCAGCTTTTATTTAGCGAGAATTCTACCAGAAATTCCCGCCAGATAAAAACTGGCTTTGGCTCTGGTAGAAGCCATTAAAAGATTATAACCAATAACGAATAATTGTCAATATGGAAACAGAAAAACCCAAATTCATCAGTTTTCAGGATGTGAAGTTTGTCATTGCGATTGTCGTCTTTTTGATTCCGATAATCATGTGTTACGCGGATATCAATAAAAATCTGGCGTTGATTCAGCAGCAGTTAAACACCATTAAAAGCAATGATTTGGCGCATATTGAAACGGCGATCGCGGCGATCGAAGCCCGCAATACTGTGCAGGATGGACGGACGATCGGGTTGGAATTAAGTGTGGCGCGTTTGCTTACGCTGCACGAAAAATAATAGTTCTTTTACGAGGTGAACCATGTGGCGACATACCAGGAGATCAAGGATGAATACGAACGTACAGGCCGGGAGAAAAAGCAGAGGGAGTGCAAGGCGAAGTCCGAGGTGGTACTGGGATTGATCGAATTTGAGGGTCTAGGGGGTGCCTAGATATTACTGAAAGGTGCATAGGTATGTGGCAATGCGGCCTTGACGGATCGCCAATCGATCCGCAAAAACGCAAGCATCGTTGCTTGCCGCGCCACTGTTATTATTTTTCGGAATCGAGAAAGGTGAAATCCAATTTTGATTCCGAGGTTTTTCCCGCCGGCCGATTGCTTTGTCGGCTTGCGGGAAAAGCGGCCGGTCCGAGATCTTTAACAATTCCAACACCTCTTTTGGGCCGGCCGTTGGACTCTAATAATAATCGCGCGATGCGAACGCGCACAAAAAAATGACACCAGAAACAATTCAGGCGGCGATAGTTATTGCCACATTAATTTCTCCGATTGCGACCGGAGTAACAGAAGTGATAAAAAAAGCATTGAACACTCCGGACCGGTTCGCGCCGCTAGTTTCGCTTATTGTCGGATTGGGATTCGGGCTGTTGCTTATCGAACTGTCAATTTTTGGCGCGCTGGCCGGGATCATGAGTGGTCTTGCCGGCACCGGATTGTGGGAATTTGGCAAAACCACGATTGCGGGGATTAGCACGAAGAATGACGCGGCGGATGCGGGGATGGAACCGAAATTATAGGCAATTATAAGCAATTAAAAGGCGGCCGGGAGGTCGCTTTTTGGCCGTTTTACGAAAATTCCGCTTTAAAAACGGCCAATTTTGGCCGATGCGTTGCTAAAATATAGATTGCATAGTAGTATTAAATTACGCGATGCAGCGAGCTCTTTAATACCGAATTAAGGGCATTTTTTGTAAGAAATATAAATAACAGTAAAAATATGGATGCGATATTTATGGAGGTCTTGCAGCAACTCAATGGCGCAGTTTTTACTTTAATAGTTGTTTTAATTGCTATTTTTGTCTTGTTATATAAATGCGGTGGAATTGTTCAAAAATTTAAAATTTTTGACGGCAAAAACGAAAAAATAGACAAAAGTATTGATTCCATAAAAGACAGTTTGGCTAAAATTGGTGCGACTACCGATTTGCTTTATCAAGCGCATCTAAGCACTATTCAATCTCATAGTCCGATTAGTTTGACCATTAAAGGAGAAGATATTGCAAAGGCGATATCGGCGGGAATGAAAATTAGTAATCATTGGCAGGATATAAAATCCAAATTGGAATCCAAGAAACCGGTAAATCCTTATGATATTCAAGTTGTGGCAATGGATATTGCGCAGGAATGTTTTGAAGAATTATTTACGCCTGAAGAACAAAATGAAACTAAAACATTTGCATTTAATGCCGGGATCAATCTCGCCGAAATTTATCCTATTTTCGGTGTGATTATCCGAGACAATATTTTTAAGGAGCGCGGAATGAATATCAAGGAAATTGATAAATTCAATCCGGCTAATGGGATAAACAAATAAAATACTCGCAACAAAGCCCTTCGGGGCTTTTTTGTTGACAAAATCGCAAATAGTGATATAAAGTGGTCAATTTAATTCATCGTTGTCCCGGAAGGGATCACTTGTGGAAAAACACAGGTTGAGGCTAACAACGTTTATGCTAAACTTTAAGTGCGGAATTTCCGCACGGCATTCCGTCGATTAGCCTCGGCGGTTTGCCGTTTTTACATGAAATTATATGACGCGATCAGCGAGTTTTTGGACTATCGGCACTTGAAAGTCGTCAAAACATCACTGGAGATGGATAGCATTAATCTTGGGTATTTTGCGCTTTATATGCGTGACGTGGAAATTGAAAATGTGACCCTGGGTGATATTGTGGGATTTCTGGAACGCTGCAAAAAAATAAAAGTGAATCCGGAGGATTTCATGAGTCCGAATACGGTTTTAAAAAAAGCTGTATCATTGCGGAAATTATTCGAGTTTTATTATAATGATGGCTTCGATGTTCTAAATTATCGATCGATTCCATTGTGGCCGAAAAAATTTGTTTTCCCGCGGGTTGCCGATCGTGACGATTACGAAACGTTTTTAGCGGCAATCCCGGAAAACAATTTTTATCATTTCCGCAATAAAACGGCCATTTTGACGCAAGGGGCATCCGGAATGAGAATCTCCGAAGTTTGTAGATTAGATATCAGCGGCCTACATGACGACATGCACGGAGCGACGATCATCACATCGAAATCAAAGGGTAAATGTCCTATCCGGCGAGTTCGTTGGAACCGGGATCCGCGGGTAGCCGATCACATTGAAAAATGGCTTAAGGCGCGAGAAAATCTGGTTAAGGAAATGGGAGTAACCGAACCGGATGCACTATTCATCAATTGCCGGAAAAACTACCGAGGTTACGTTGGGCCGTTAAAAAGGGTAACGACAAGGACAATGGAGGAGTGGTACCGGCGCTATTCGCGGATGGCCGGGTTCAATTATCTTTTCAATTCACATTCGCTGCGGCACGCCCTGGCTCGCGATCTGACGGAAAATGGCGCGGAATGTGCCGTAATTTCGAGTGTTTTGGGACATGCAAGTTTGCAGAGTTCTTATCAATATGAACGGTTGTTCGGAAAAAAAATTGATCAGCAATACGACAAATTCTTATGTCGCCAGATTGACAAAGGCGATGAAACAGTTAAGCTGATATCATAAAACTATGGAAATTTCAGCTGAAGACAAAGCGAAAGTCCTAAAGGAATATTTTCACGATCGCGCCGTGAAGGCAGGCAACGCGCTAAAAGCGCAACGCGGCATTGAATATTATTCGCAAATAAGAAAAAAGAGGGGGAAAACCGCAAAAGTAAAGTCAAAAGTTGTGGATAACTAAGGACTTGACAGCTAAGATGTAGGGTGTAAAGTGTAATTGTTGGAGTATATTTTGGTTAGCGAATTCTATTGATGACAACCATCCGCGGAT